AGATATATCTATGGATAAGATAGGGTTTCAGTATAAGGTAGACTTCTAATGGTAGCAAAGAAATACCAGAACCCTAAAGGCGGTCTTAACCAGGCGGGCAGAGAATATTTCAAAAGAAAAGAGGGAAGTAATCTAAAGTCGCCACAGAAAACAGGTACTGGACCAAGAAGAGTTTCTTTTGCTGCACGATTTGCTGGTATGAAAGGTGGCATGAAAGACGAGAAAGGTAGACCAACAAGACTTGCTTTAGCACTCAAGGCTTGGGGTTTTAGAAGTAAAGAAAGTGCTAGAAACTTTGCACAAAGGCATAAAAAGACATGATGAGACTAGACTCGAAACAAGTAATGGATAGGTCAAAGAAAGCGTTTGCTAGAAAAGACCTATGGAGGACAGTGTACGAAGATTGTTACAGGTACGCTTTACCACAAAGAAACTTATATGACGGATACTACGAAGGTCATGTACCAGGTCAAAATAAAATGAACATGGTATTTGACAGTACAGCTATTCATTCCACACAAAGATTTGCTAATCGAATCCAATCTGGCTTGTTCCCTCCCTACAAGAAGTGGTGCAGATTAGAACCTGGGGATGATATCCCGCCAGATAGAAGAGCAGAAGTGCAGCAAGCACTTGACATCTACCTCGACAAAATGTTTACAGTTCTTCGTCAGTCAAACTTTGATTTGGCTATCGGAGAGTTTCTGCTTGACCTTTGTGTTGGAACAGCAGTCATGCTAGTTCAAGAAGGTGATGATGTAAACCCTGTGCAGTTTACGCCAGTGCCACAGTATCTCATTGCCCTAGAAGAAGGACCTTACGGAACTGTGGACAATGTGTATCGTAAGTATAAGATTAGAGTTGAGGCAATACAAAGACAGTTCCCAGATGCTGAGATGCCAGAGAGCATCCTCAAACTTATGGAGTCCAAGCCTCAAGAACAAATAGAACTTTGTGAAGCTGTTATCGTTGACCCAGATAGAAAAGATTATTGCTATCATCTGGTATATGAAAAGACAGGGGAAGAACTTCTTTACAAAAGAATGGATGAGTCTCCTTGGATTGTATCACGATACATGAAAGTTGCAGGCGAAACTTTTGGTAGAGGTCCTTTGGTATCAGCCATAGCTGACATCAAGACTCTCAATAAAACGCTAGAGCTTCTATTGAAGAACGCTTCTATAGCTTGTGCTGGTGTCTACACAGCAGCAGATGATGGCGTAATCAACCCATCAAACATAAGAATAACACCTGGCTCCATAATCCCAGTAGCTCGAAATGGTGGACCTCAAGGTGCTTCACTCGCACCACTACCTCGCTCTGGAGATTTCAACGTCTCACAAATTGTTATCAATGACTTGAGGATGAATATTAAAAAGACGTTGTTAGACGATACCTTACCTCCAGACAATATGTCTGCAAGGTCGGCTACTGAGATTGTGGAAAGAATGAAAGAGCTAGCACAGAACATGGGTTCTGCTTTCGGCAGATTGATTACAGAGACTATGGTTCCGATTGTTGCTAGAGTTCTGTCTATCATGGACAAGAAGGGTATGATACAGTTGCCACTAAAAGTAAATGGACTAGAGGTAAAAATCGTTCCTGTCAGTCCGTTAGCAAAAGCACAGAACTTAGAAGAGATAAGCGAAGTAATGCAGTTCGTACAGATAGCAGGTTCACTAGGACCTGGAGGAATAGCAGAGATGAAACCAGATGAGATAGCAACCTTCATTGGCGACAAGCTTGGAGTGCCATCAAACTTGAGAACAACTCCGCAAGAGAAGCAAGCCATCATACAACAAAGTATGCAGATGGCTATGCAAGGTCAAGGCATGGGACCACAAGGTCCAGCTCCAGACCAACCACCTATGGAAGAACCAGCTAGTGCAATGGCAGATGAGGTCAGTGCATGAGCAAGACAGGGTGGGATGGTATAGAGGTTCTTGATGAGAACCCTATGCAACTTAGAGATGATACTGTTGCTATTGATAAATCTTTTGCCAGAACTTTTGAAACAGAGGAAGGCAGAAAGGTTTTACAATTCTTAATCAGCAAAACTTTACATCAACCTACTTGGATACCAGGCGGTGATACTAGCTTTGGCTTTGCTAGAGAAGGACAGAACAGCATCATTAGAGAAATACAAACTAGAATCGAGAGGGCGAAAGCATGAATGATAACGAGCAAGAAGTTCAACAAGAAGGTTTGATAGGCGATACTCCGTCTACAATAGAGCAACCAAACCCAGACAACAATGAAGTAGAGATACCTCACAAAGCAGAGGAAACTCCAGAGCAACAGGTAGAACCTGCATCTGATGATGAAGTCTTGGAGAAGCCAGAGTTCTTAGAAGATAAGTTCTGGGACCCGAAGGAAGGTGTCAAGGTAGAAGATTTAAATAATTCTTACCAAGAGTTACAAAAACAATTTTCTATGGGCAAACACAAAGCTCCAAAAGAATATGACCTAGGTGTCTTTGAAGGTATTGATGTAGAGAATGACCCACTTGCACAAGAGTTTGTTGGATGGGCTAACGAAAACAAACCAACACAAGAAGCGTTTGATAAACTTGTCGGTAAGTTTAGAGAGCTTGCAGATGCTCAAGAGGACTCTGATTCTATTGATGTAGAGGCTGAAACAGCAAAGCTAGGACCAAACGCTACACAGATTATCAATGGTATCAAGCAATGGGGGCAGGGTTTAGTTAGCAAAGGTGTATGGGGCGAGGATGACTTCGAGGAGTTCAAGGTCTTTGCAGCCACAGCTAATGGTATCAATACTCTAAACAAGATTAGAAAGTATTATGGTGAGCAACAAATACCTACAGCCACAGTTGAAATGGATGGTATGCCAAGTCAAGATGAGCTGTATGAAATGGTTGCAGACCCTAAATACAGGACAGACCCAGCGTTTAGAAGAAAGGTCGAAGAGCAGTTCTCAAGAGCTTTCCCTGGCACTGTAGACACTGGCGAAATATAATACTTGTAATCACCTAGAAAATATATTATTCTTGTAACCGAGATAACGAATGTTCTATTCGCCTCTGGCTGGTGTGGAAGTGCATCATTTTTTTAGCCGAGGTTCCCTCGATAACTAAAGTATATTTTTTTAATTTGTGTTAAACAAGGAGTAAACTATGGCACAGTCAATCACTAATGCTTTTGTTACTTTGTTTGATGCCGAGGTGAAACAAGCCTATCAAGGAGAATCAGTTCTTCTTAATAGCGTAAGGCTAAGACAAGGTGTACAAGGCAACACTTACAAGTTCCCAAAACTTGGTAAGGGTAGTGCGACTGCTCGTATTCCACAGACAGATGTAACTCCGTTAAATGTTACTTATTCACAAGTAACTGCAACAATGAGCGACTTCAACGCTGCTGAATACTCAGACGTATTCCACCAAGCAAAGGTGAACTTTGACGAAAGGTCAGAACTTGTTCAAGTAGTTTCAAAAGCTATTGGACGTAGAATGGACCAACTAATTATTGATGCACTAGATGCAGAATCATCACCATCAACAGTTGCAAATACTGTTGTTACAACTGGTTCAGCAGCCGCATCAAACTTGAACGTAGGTAAGCTAATAGCTGCTAAGAAAGCACTAGACGCTAAGAATGTTCCGTTTGATGACAGGCATATTGTGATTCACGCTAACTCACTATCTGGTCTACTAGGTGATGAGAGAGCAATCTCAAGCGACTTTGCATCAATCAAAGCTCTTGTTTCTGGAGAAATCAATACATTCCTAGGTTTCAATTTCCATGTACTTGGAGATAGAGATGAAGGTGGTCTAGCTATTGATGGCTCAAGCGACAGGAAAGTATTCGCCTATCATCGTTCTGCAATCGGTATGGCAGTCAACATGAACCAAAAAACAGAAATCAACTATGTACCAGAAAAAACTTCTTTCTTGGTCAACAGTATGTTCTCTGCTGGTTCTGTGTCTATCGATGGCGATGGTATCGTAGAAATCACTTGTAGAGAATAGGAGGAATATTATGGCTTTTGATTCAACAGGACTACAACCAATCGGTGGTCAAGCTAAAGCTGGCAATGCTCCTCAAATGTGGAGCTACACATCTACAGATGCTAAGACAGCTATAGATGCTTCTGGCTATTTCAATAGTGCTTCGGGCGTATTGAAAGTCGGAGACCTAATCTATATCCATGGCGACACAGGTGGGACAGCAACATTCTCGTTGCACCCAGTTGTAAGCAATGCTTCTGGTGTAGTGGACATTGGGGATGGCACAGCTATCTCAGCTACTGACTCAGACTAAGACTATGGGGAGGTGTAACAGCCTCCCCTAACTACAAGGATTGACTATGGCAAGCGGTGATACAAACATAACTATCTGCAACCAAGCACTCAATCTTCTCGGTGCAGATACAATATCTTCTTTTACAGACACAACAAATGATGCAGCGACTGTATGCAACAACATCTATGAGACTGTTCAGAAACAGACTTTATCTCTGTACCCTTGGTCATTTGCACTAACAAAACAACAACTATCTAGGTCATCTACCACTCCAGTAAATGAGTGGGCGTATCAGTATGACCTGCCATCAACCGCAGTAAGCGGAACACCATTACAAGTTTACAACTCAAGTTCCACAAGAATATTGCCAGTTCAAAACTATGAAATACTATACACAGCTAGCGGTCCAACCATAGCCACTAACGAAGAAACAATTTACATTGACTTTGTAACATCAGCAATTACAGAGGGTGTCATGCCTTCTTACTTCGTGCAACTTCTTGTCTACATGATGGCGTGGCATCTAGCCGAGCCTGTTACAGACCAAATCACTAAAGCTGACTATTGGAGAACTGTAGCTCTCGGTACAGCTCCAGAGAATGGTAGGGGTGGGTATCTAAGGCAAGCTATGAACATAGATGGCAGAGGCAGACCAACTTACGCTATAGTAGATTTCCCATTGACAGATGTAAGGTAACGCCATGACCAGGGCAGTTACCATCCAAACAAATTTTACAACAGGCGAGTTAGACCCATTGCTAAGGTCAAGGATTGATATTGGACAATATTACAATGGTCTTGATAAGGCTAGGAATGTAACAGTACAACCCCAAGGTGGTGTAGAAAGAAGGCAAG